TCTCCTGGCCGACAGGCCCGCTCGCGCGCACTAGCGCCAACACTTCGGAAACCAAAACCGCAATTAGCTAGGAGGTGCCCATGGCGATGACCAAGGCGCTGGACACCAGCACGCCAGAATCCGTCGAGCTGGCCTTCGATGCCGCCGACGAAGTGGGCATGCTTCACGCGCTGGTTAAGAAATACGCCCGCGTGCTGGACATGACCGACAGCGGGCGCGACATCAAGCCGCTGGTGACTGGCATGCTGGAAGCCTACGACCGATACAGCGCGGCGGTGGCCGCATCCGGAAACACCGAGGGCGTTCCGCTGTACGACATTCTGCGCAGCGTCGAAGATGACCAACCAAGCTAACCAGGTGCCCACCTTCGCGTGGTGCCAAAGCTGGACGCGCACCGAAGGGCGGGCGGCTTCCGCGCTGGCCGATGCCTACGGACTAAGGCCGCACCCTTGGCAGCGGGCCATCCTGGACGATTGGCTGGCCATCGATGATCATGGCCGCCTGTTGAATAGCCTGTGCGTGCTGGCGGTGCCACGCCAGAACGGCAAGACGGGAGTATGCGACCCACGCGAGACGTGGGGGCTGGTGCATCGCGGCGAATGGATACTGCACACCGCCCAGGAGTACCAGACGGCAAAAAAGGCGTTCGACCGCCTGCGCGAAAAGTTCGGCGCATGCAAGAACGACCCGCGAGCCCAATACCCCGAATTGAACGCCCTTGTCGAGCGGTACACGACTTCGGCCAACCAGATGGTGCTTGACCTGAAAAACGGGGCGCACATCGAGTTCCGTACCCGTGGAGCGAACGCCGACATGGGACGCGGCGGCACCTTCGACCTGGTTGTGGTGGACGAAGCCCAGAGCTACACCGACGCGCAGGACGCAGCCCTGTCACCGCTAAATTCAGCAGCACCCCACGGAAGCCCGCAAACCATCCTCATGGGCACCGTGCCCGACCCGACGCAGCCGCACAAGGGCGAAAAGTTCGCGACCATCCGCGACGGGCTTCACCGCGACCCATGGGAGGGCGCGTGCCTGCACGAGTGGGCGGCATCCGAGGTCGGGGACGTGACCGACGTGGCGCGATGGTACCAGTACAACCCATCGCTGGGCTACCAGCTTATTGAGGCCGCGCTGTTGAAAGACGCGCGAAGCATGACCCCCGAAAGCTTCGCCCGCGAGCACCTTGGCTGGTGGCCTGCCGCCGTCACCGCTGCCGCGCCAATCGACGCGAAAGCCTGGGAGCGGTGCCGCACCGACACGCCGAGCAACGAGGGCGTGCTGGTCTACGCGGTCAAGTTCAGCCCAGACGGAGCCACGGGCGCGCTGGCGGCGTGCTACAGACCGCGAGACGGCGGCTTGCCGTTCGTGTACGTGGTCGAGTCGCGCAGCCTGGCGCACGGCATGGCATGGTTCGCAGACCAGCTCGCGCAGAAGTGGCGCAAGGCCGCCCAAATCGTCATCGACGGCCAAGGCAACGCCCAGTCATTGAACGACCGCCTGCTGGACGCTGGCGTGCCCCGTGCGGCCATCGTGCGCCCGTCAACTCGCGACGTTGTGGCGGCGTGCGCAGGGCTGGCCAACGCGGTCAAGGAACAGCGCGTGACCCATTACGGGCAGCCCGCGCTGGATGCCGCCGTGACACAGACAAGGCGCAGGCGCATCGGCAGCGGCGGCGGTTGGGGCTTCGCGTCCACCGACGAAGGCGACGCGACCATTGCAGAAGCGGCGGCCCTTGCACTTTGGGGCGCGCTCACGACAAAACGCGACCCTGAAAGGAAGGCGGTTATATGGTAGACAAGCAGCCGGACACGTGGCACGACCGCCCAGTGCCCGCCCACGATCATGGCGCTGTCAACGTCGGCGGCATGCCCGAACCCTACGGCGGCATGCTGCGCGACCTGATGGGGCTGTGGGACTCGAAGCTGGTGCGCAATCAATTAAAGTACCGCTATTACAACGGCAAAAACCACTTGAAGGACTTCGGCATCTCTATCCCGCCGCAACTGCTCAACGTCGAGACCGTTGTGGGCTGGCCGCAGAAGGCCGTGGACGCGATGGCCGTGCGCAGCCGCTTCGACGGCTTCACCGCGACCGATGCGGAAGTCCAAAGCCTTTTGGACGATATCACCAACCGAAGCCGCCTGCGCGTGAAGTACCGCCAGGCCGTGCAATCCGAACTGATTCACAGCTGCTGCTTCGCCACCGTAGGCGTGGACGAAGACGGCGAGCCGCACATCGACCTGCATTCCGCCGAGACCGCCGCCGCCCGTTGGGACGTGGCCAAGGGCCGCATCGCGTACGGCATGGCCATCGAAGCCGTGGACAAAGACGGCAGGCCTGCCCTGGTCAAGCTGTACGCCGAGGATGCCGTGGTGGACGTGAGCCTGCACGGGGACACCGTGACGGGCTGGCGCGCCGAGCCAATCACCATGGGCAGGCCGACCATGGAAGCCTTCACCTACCGCCCGACCTTCCGCAGACCCTTCGGCCAATCGCGCATCACGCGAGCGGTCATGAGCATCACCGACAGCGCAGTGCGTGAAGCTTTACGCACGGAAATCAGCGCGGAATTCTTCACTTCCCCGCAAAAGTACCTGTTGGGCGCAGACCGCGACGCGCTCAACGGCAAGACCAAGTGGGAAGCCTACATCGGCAACATCTTCGCCGTGAGCCGCGACGCGAACGGCGATTTGCCACAGTTCGGCCAACTCGCGCAGGGCAGCATGCAGCCCCACACCGACTACATGCGCAGCCTGGCGGCCAGGTTCAGCGGCGAAACCAACATCCCCATCAGCACGTTGGGCGTCATCCACGACCAGCCCGCCAGCGCCGAAGCCATCTACGCGGCCAACGAGGGGCTTGTCATCGACGTGGAAGACCTGAACGACGGCAGCCGCGAGACGCTGCGCACGCTGGCGCTCATGGCCATGGCCGCGCGCCTGGACGTGCCGATGAACGCGCTTGAAGCCCGCTACCGCGACTTCACGCCGAACTTTAGGAACCCCGCCATGCCGTCCATCGTGAGCCAAACGGACGCGATGGTGAAGGTGGCCAGCGTCGTGCCCGGATTTGCTGGCACCGATGTGTTCTTCGAGCAGCTTGGCTTCCCCGAAGACATGCGCCGCAAGGCCATCGCGGAAATCAACCGCAACGCTGGCGGATTCGTCTTGAGAGACGTGCTAAGCGGTGGCGGCGATGCCAGCGCCTAGCTACCAGGACGTTTGGAAGTACGCCCACGCGCTTGAGCAGGTGTCGCAGCAGGCTAAGGCCGACTTTTTGGAAGCCGTCAAAGAGGTGGACTTCACCGACCCCGAAGCCGCCCGCGAGCAGCTGCAAGACGTTGTGCAGGGTATTGTTGACCACTACGGCTTGGCCGCCCAAGAGCTGGGCGCGCAGTGGTTCGAATACTGCGAAGAGCTAGCAACGCAGGCCCACCCGTCGCAGCTGGTCGGCGATACGGGCCGATACTCAACGCGGTCTGACGTTGACCAGCTGGTGGACAAGGCCATCGACGGCACCATCGACCAACAGAAGCTGGTCGAGCTGCTTCAAGGCGTGGTGGTCGAGCAGACCAAGCGGCGCGCGCGCAGCGAAATCGAAAGCCGCATCACGGAAAAGATGCAGCAGGACGGCATGAGCGGCAGGCGCGGCGGTGTCAAGTACGGATATGCCCGCGTGCCCGTGGGCGATACGTGCGCTTATTGCATCATGCTGGCCAGCCGTGGCTTCGACTACTGGAGCGAGAAGACCGCCAAGGCCGCATCCCACAAGGGCTGCAACTGCGTCATTGTCCCCTTCCATGAAGCTGGCAGCATACCAGGGTACGAAGACAAGCTGGCGGGCTACCGCGAGCAGTACGCCGAAGCGCGGCAGGCGGTGCGCGACCCTTCGCCAGAGCTGCAAGCACGCATCGACCTGGCACGCCACAACCACGAAGTCGCATACGCCAACGGCGAGACCACCACGCGCTGGTCGCAGGCTAACGAAATAGCCATCGCCATGCGCTACCAGGGCAACGAGCGCGGCTTCCGACGCGAGACAGAAGCCACGGAGGACGCGGCAGAAGCGGCGGCGGCGAAAGTGGTGGACACCAAGCCGAAGCAGACCAGAACGGCACCCCAGACGGAGCGAGAGCGGCTGGAAGAGCAGGCACGCGAGGTCTACGTGCGCAACGGCGGCGGCTACGGCCTGACAGAAGAGCAGGCGAACGAGCGGT